ACCTAAACAAAATTGCGCCAACGATACGCCGCCAAATCACCAAGGATTACGCGCAAATCGTGGAACCCATGATAAAGACCGCGCACCAAGCCATACCCCAAATAGCACCCGTTACCGGTATGGACCGCACCGGGTGGAAAACCAAAAGCGGCCTACAAATCTTGCCACCGGGCGGTTGGAACGGCACCGCCGCCACCAAATCGTTAAAACCACGCATTAACACGCGGCGTATTAAAGAGTTCCGAGGCAACAAGGAAAACGTGGGCACGTTTGGTGTGACGTGGCGCGGGTTTGCCAACACCGTGTTTGATATGGCCGGCCGTAAATCGTCTGGCAACCGGGACGTGTTTAGCCGCATGGGTTCGCATGGCCGCATGGTTGGCGCGGTAGGTGGCCCGCAATTGTTGTCGATATTGCAAGGCCGTTACGGTTCCGCGTCGCGCACCGTATGGCCGAGTTACGAACGCAACCAAAACGAAATAGACAACCAAATGCAAAAATTGGTGGACGAGGTAATGCGACTAGCAAATAGTGATCTGTCCAAACCAACTAGCGTTGGTGGTTAGCCATGGCCGTTTCATTACCTATCGTTTCCGAGTTTGACGGCACCGGCATTAAAAAGGCCATTGCCGAATTTAAGCAACTAGAAACCACCGGGCAAAAGGCCCAATTTGCGTTAAAAAAGGCCGCGGTACCGGCTACCGCCGCGTTGGGTGCATTGGCCGTTGGCCTTGGATCTGCAACCAAGGCCGCTATCGAGGACGCGGCCGCGCAAGAAAAATTGGCGGGTGTGCTACGTCGCACCGGTATGGCAACCGACGAGGAAATAGCAAGCGTTGAGGAATTCATTAGTGCCCAATCGCGCCTAACCGCGGTTACAGATGACGATCTACGGCCCGCGTTGGCCACGTTGGTAAACGCCACCGGGTCCGCCACGTATGCCCAAGAATTGCTAACGATTAGCCAAGACGTAGCCGCCGCCACCGGCAAGGATCTAGAAACCGTAACCCAAGCAATGGCCAAGGCCGCCAACGGCCAAACGGCCGCGCTCTACAAATTGGATCCGGCACTACGCACCACCGTAGGCGTTGGGGCCGAGTTCGAGGACGTGCTACGCGGCCTCAATATCCACCAAGGTGCCGCGGCCGAGGCCGCATTAACCACCGAGGGAAAAATGAAAAATCTCTCAATCCAATTTGGGGAGGCAAAAGAGAGTATTGGTGCGGCGTTAATCCCGGCGGTGGAAACGTTGTTGGGTTTGTTAATCCCGTTGGCCAATTGGGCACAAGAAAACACCAAGGTGTTTTTAATTGTTGCCGGTGTTATCGGCGGTGTGGCCGCGGCGGTACTTGCCGCCAACGCCGCAATGAAGGTTTACCAAGCAACGTTGGTGATCGTAAAGGTTGCCCAACTAGCCCTAAACGTGGCTATGTCGCTAAACCCCATTGGGTTGGTGGTTATCGCTATTGTTGCATTGGTAGCCGCGTTTGTGTTGGCCTACAAAAAATCCGAGACATTCCGCGAGGGCGTACAAGCACTATTTGAGGGCGTTAAAAACGGTGTTACCGGCACCGTGGAATTTATTAGCGGCCTACTCAACGGTGTATTGAGTTTCTACAAATCGTTGTTTAACGGCATTGCGTCACTATGGAATAACACCGTAGGCAAATTAACGTTTACGATCCCGTCATGGGTGCCCGGCCTAGGCGGTAAAGGGTTTGCGGTACCCAAAATTCCAATGCTTGCGGAGGGCGGCATAGTTACCGCGCCTACGTTGGCCATGATTGGCGAAAAAGGCCCGGAGGCCGTGGTACCGCTAAACCGGGGCAATATCGGCGGCAATATCACCGTAAACGTGTATTCGACGTTGGCGGACGCAACATTGCCGGACAAATTGGTAAACGCGCTACGCCAATACAACCGGCGTAGTGGCGTGATCGACATACGGGTGGCCTAAATGCCCGGCGTTGTCGCGTCGGCCGGCGATTACACGGTAGAACTCGATACCGGGTTTGATAGTTCTAGTTTCCGTTTGGACGATCCCGTAAAAGGCGTACTAAATAACACCACGTACGGTTTAGGGCCAAATACCGATTACGCGGACATAACCGATTTTGTTATGGGCATTACCTACCGACGCGGCCGCCAACAACCATTTGACCAATTCGGCGCGGGCACCATGTCGTTTACCCTCAACGACACATTGGCCGGCGGCCTACTCAACCCATACGACATTAACAGCGTGTATTACAACACCGACGACAACACACCGGGTTTGGCACCAATGCGGCGCGTACGCCTATTTCGTGAGGCCGTCCAATTGTTTGACGGGGTAGTGGAAAGTTACGACTACCAATACAACATGGATCGCCAAAACATAGTCACCGTTAAATGCGTGGACAATTTTTGGTTATTGGCCAACACGTTTATGGACGCATTTAACCCGTCTAGCGAAACGTCCGGCCAACGCATAAACACCGTATTGGCATTACCAGAGGTGGACTACACCGGTTTAACAAGTATCCAAACCGGCACCGTCAATTTGGGCCACGACAATAGTTACAACGTCGCGGCCGGCACCAACGTATTGGCGTATTTGCAACAAATAAACAACACCGCCGAGTTTGGCCGTTTGTTTATTGCCGCCAACGGTACATTGACGTTTACCAATCGAGTGGGGCCAACGCTTAGCGGCCCGGTAGCCATATTTTCGGACCAACCCGGCAACGATTACAAATACCAAAACGTGGGTATCCAATTTGACGCACGGCAAGTAGTGAACCGATCGACCGTTGAGGGCCTCAACAACGCGAGCGCAACGGACGAGGATTTGGCGAGCCAAGCGACGTATTTTGTGCAAACCCGTGACGTGTCCGGATCGTTGTTACATGACGCAAACGAAATAACGGCCGCCGCGGCGTACCTATTGGCACCGCAACCCACACCACGGCTAACCGCATTAACCACCAATTTGGCGTTATTGACCGAAACGCAACGCGACATTATTAGCCAAATAGACATTGGCGAAACAATCCAAATAACCGTGGACGTACCGAACTACGGCACCATTACTAGCGAACTATCGGTGGAGGGCATAGACGGTGAAATAAGGTTGGACAATGGCCACACATTGACGTTTTACACCGCGGACACCACCGTGGTGTATTACCTCATTTTGGACGATCCGGTGTACGGGTTACTCGATAGCACCAACGTGTTGGGTTAGTATTACGCCATGGGTGCTAACGCGCAAACAACCGTCCCAACGTTTACGACAAACCAAGTATTGACGGCCGATCAAATGAACCAATCGGCCCGCACGGGTGTACCGGTGTTTGCGGACGAAACGGCGCGTAATGCCGGATTTGGTGGCACGGGCGAAAAAGTTTTGGCCGAGGGCCAATTGTGTTATTTGGAAAACACCAACGTCGTTCAGTATTACGACGGTGCGGCGTGGGCAACCGTTGGTCCTAGCACTAGCGGCGTAGTCCAAGTAAAACAAGCCACCAAATTGGATACGTTTAGCACCACTAGCACCACATTTGTGGACGTAACCGGACTATCAGTAAGCATTACGCCCACGAGCGCGTCCAATAAAGTGTTGTTTATTGCGACTATCGGCGGTATGGGTAATGCGGGTTCCTACGTCAATATTTTGCAATTGTTGCGCGGTAGTACCAATATTTTGGAACCCACCGGCGGAACGGATAAGGGCGCAATTCAGTTGTACCAAGGTAGTGCGGGTACGGGCGACAATTGGTGTTTGGCGCAAGGTTTAACGGTGTTGGATAGCCCGGCCACTACGTCCGCAACCACGTACAAGGTGCAAGCGCGTGTAAACAACGGAACATTGTTTATCAACCGTTTGCCAAGTAATGCCAATTTTACGGCGGTTTCTACCGTAACCGTTATGGAGGTTTTGCCGTGATCGATTACCCGCTAATTTTGACTACAAATTACGCCAATTCTCAATGGGCTATTGACGGAAACGATTATGCGACATTGCAATGGTTTAGCGAAACACCCAAACCAACCCAAGCAGAGTTAGACGCACAATGGCCGCAAGTAGATTACGCCAACCAATGCAAATTGGTGGAAACCGCTCGACGTATTGCGTATGAACAACAATCTGACGGTTTATTTTTTGAGTGGCAACGCGGTGACGGAACCGAGGCCGCTTGGCGTAAAGCGGTAGCGGAGGTTAAAGCGGCAAACCCATATCCGGCGGCACCATGAACGGATCCACCGCGCAAGGTATTGACCAAACACTAAAAGGCGGTGTATTGGGCATTATTACCTATTTGGGTATGAAATACAACGCGGACCCGGCATTGTTGGCCATGTCCATGCCGCTAATTTCGGCGGTACTTGCGTTTATTAGTAGCAAAATCGGGGATCCACACATTGCCGCGTTTGTTAGCCCGAAAAAGGACGAACCGAAAAAGTAATGCCCGCGTACAAGGTATTGGGCTACCCGGTGGTATCCGAACCATTGGCCGGGACAATCGAGTGGGTAAAGCAAGCGGAACTAACGAGCGGTGGCGCGGTATGGAACAACGGCCACTACGTATTTCGTAACGTACGCGGCACCGGCACCGACACCACACGCGGCGTAATTAGTAACCACGCACGTGGCGTGGCTATGGATTTGTCCTACCGGCGTATCGAGGCCCGCAAACTAGGCGTACCCAATGCCCGCATAAAGGCCCTAACTTGGCTAAACACCGTATTGGACAACTACGAACTATTGGGTGTGCAATGCGTATTGGACTATTTCCCAAACGACCACGGCCGAGGTTGGCGCGTGGACCGAGTGGACACCGGACTAGTAAAGGCCCACAATCACCAAGCGTGGGTTAGTTACGCAAAACCCACGATCCACGGGGCACCCGGCGGCGATTGGTTCCACATTGAGATAACCCTAGGCATGGCCAACAACCCGGATCGAGTGCGGGCCGCGTTCCACGCCGCGTTCGGCAAATCCACCACCACCGAACACGTCCCCACTACGGTAGAAACGACAACTACGAAAGGCGGCAAGCGACGTGCCAGACCAAACGGAAAACCAACAACCTAACCTCATTTTCTACGAGGTTTTAACCGGTGAACTAGAAACCGGCGGCCAAATCATGGTCCAAATATTTAGATTGCCAAACGGGACTATTTCCCTAGCCCAATTGGCCACACGCTTAAACAGGTGGGATACATGGGGCAAACCAATCAGACTCGAACACATGGGGACACACCCAACCAACCGCGACGGTGGCGTAGCGTGAACGCACTCATAGGTAGCATTTTCGTGGGTGCCGCGTTCGTCGTTTCCCTATGTATTAGCCCACTCCCAAATCCACGGCCGGACGCGGCACCTACTCCCACCATGGTGCCCGCAAACACCGTTTACAGGCCGCTAGACGCGTCAAAACCCGCAACCCCTACCACGGTGCCCCAACCCCAAATAGGGGATTGTGGCGCGTGGGCCGGGTACGCGTTGGGCTACGGGTGGCCGGCAACCGAGGCCCCACAATTAGCCCAAATCATGCGTTTGGAGTCCGGTTGTAACCCGTACGCGGTAGGTGATAACGGCAATAGTTACGGGTTGCTACAAGTGCATTGCCCTACGTGGGTGGCCCGCTCGACGTATTGGCCAACCGGGTGGGCGGCCGCCAACGGCTACCCCATTACGTGCAACGATCTACTGAAACCCGAAATAAACCTAGCCATAGGGTTTTTGATTTGGGCCGGCGTGCCCGGATCGAGCGGCGGTTGGTGGAATTGGACCACCTACCGGCCATGAGTGCGCTAATGGCAGATTGCCACGGTAACGGGCAAATGGTGTACGCCAAAATAAACGAACTACACGAAAACACCCATGATTTGTTTACGGCCCGTTGCGCATTTTTGGCAATGGTTCGCATACGCATATTGGAACAACGCATAAACGAACTCACCGCCGAATTGCAACGGTTGGAACAAGTGGCCCATGGGTGTTACTAAGGCCGTCATAGAACTAGGGCCGCTCGACGTAGGGGACCTACGTATGTTCGTGGATTATTTCTACGAAAAACGACACCAACATGGCGAGCTTAAAAACACGTCCTACGTCAAACCCGGCTACACGCGCGAGTCGTGGATTAAACGTTGCGACATGGTGGGATTTGCCGCCGAAATGGCATTTGCCCGCTATTTACGCGTCCCCTATGAGTTACAAGCGGACACCAAATTGGCCGGCGCATATGACGTAGCCGGCTACGAAGTACGCGGAACAGATCTAGCCAACGGGTGTTTAATAACGCGAGATTTTGACAAACCCGCCATATACGTGTTGGGCATTGTGGACCGCGTGGACTATCTCAATTACCACGTGACGTTGGCCGGGTGGGCCAATTACGCCGACACACTCAAACCCGAACACCACCGGCCAAGTGATTGGTACCGGGCAAACGCCTACTACACACCACAAACCGAATTACACCCGTTAGGTACGTTGCCAACACTCACAACGAAAGCGACGGTTAGCAATGGCATTTGAGTTAAACGGCT